GTAGTAATACTTCCTGCAGGAGTTGATGTACCAGTAATTTCAATGGTAGCTTCTGCTCCAGATCCATTTCCTCCTGTAAGAGGAACGTTCTCAAAAGTAGAAGGAAAATAAGCAGAACCAGGAGTTGTGATAGCACCTTCAAGTTCACTAACGTCAAAGCTTCCAACTGCTCCAGTTCCATTACCATCAATAAGAGGAATTGATAGATACTGACCAGACACATAACCAGAACCAGAATTTGTAACAGAACCATCAAATGCTAATACTTCAAAATCTGCAGTAGCATTTTGTCCTGTACCACCAATTAGAGGAATTTCTGTATATGAACCAGCATCATATCCACTACCACCACTAACCAAAGTAAGTAGAGATTGTGATAGTTTTCTTTGTTGGATATTAATATCTTGATATGAAGTAAGTTCTGATAACTTAAAATCAATAACTTTCTTACCACTATTGACAAACCCTATAGTTTTTACACCAGCTTTGTAGAGACCTAACTGGGTGTCAGTAGTAAATTTAAGTGATGGGTTTCCAACTAAACCATCTCCTAGTTGTAAGTTACCAGTGGATAGATCACTACCACCAGATGTTACGTTAAAAAGTGCTGTGCTAATTTGATTGATCTTCGTCCTTTGAGACTCAAAGGTATCGGTCTTAGCTACATTAATTGCTGCCATTTTTTATTATTCCGCGCAGGATTGACTTAAGTTCAGAAACTTCATTCTTCAATGTATTTATGTCATCCAATGCGGAACTTAGGTGCATAGATTTCCTTCTTGCAGCTATAGAAGAATCATCTAAATTCAAGATAGCACCAGTGTTTTGGTCTCTTACGAGACCATCATGTCCATCAACTTTAACAAAGTCCATATGCGGAATTAGAATGCAGCTACAGCACGAATGTCTTGAATCTTAGGTACATACGCTGGATCCGTTCCTTTCATCACAATTTTGATTGCAAAAGATGAATATTCTGGTAAATCTGATGTAGTATATTTAAGATCTTGGTATGAAGATTGCTTCTCTACAATTCCAGAAATTGTATTTTCACTAGTTGCGATTTCATATGTATCTGGTTCTCCTTTTTTATTGAAGTAGACCCAATCAATATCATCAAAGTTTTCTTGACTTGATGCTTTCTTAAACTTATAGAATACTTCTAAGTTAGAGATGTCTTTAACATTTGCAAGTAAATGTACATCAATTGCAGTAGCTGGACTTGTAATAGAAACTTCCTTAGTTACATACTTAGCAACAGCAGATCCATTCTTAGATGTATCTTCGTCAACAAAGTCTAAACCAGTAGTATAAGTTACTTTACCAATCTCAAGATATGCCTTCTCTTCATCTGGTTGATTAGGATACTTAACAAAGTCTCCTACACGGAAGATGTCGGCAATTTGATCACCTACAACAGGATTTCTGTTATACAGAACATTATTAATAATTTTATCAGTGAAACTATCATTGATAGGATGTACATCATTTCTTAATGTTAATCTCTGTGTCTGACTATTCCAGATAGTAGCTTTACCAGTGATGATGTTGTCGTATGTTTGCAACATCGTAGATGGGTTACGTGCAACAATAGTTGCAGCATCTGCGATAGTTGCTGGAACTAAAGATGGATTTGAATCTACAGTAACATTTGTAAGAGTTGGTTGATTTCCTAAAGTTACACTTTCTCCTTTCTGGAAGAATTGAGAAGTCTTAACTCTTACATAAACAACTTGACCTTCAACTCTAGCAATAGTTCCTACTGTCTTAGTAGTAGCACCCTTGATTGTTTGATCAGGTGAAATATCTGTACCACCATTACCAGCAAGTTCAAATTGATATACAGGATAAAACTCAACTACTTGATCTCTTCTACCAAATCTATCTTCTTGTCCAATAGCATTTTCAATTCTATTTGATACTGTTTTTACAGTAGCACTAGAAAGATCAATAATTGGACTCAAATGAGACACAGTAGACGATAGAGTCATCTTGTATGTAAGTGATTGAGATATACTGTTTAAAGTTTCATTAATATCAGATGCAATAAACTTCTGATTTGTGAAGTAATGTGGTTCATTCAAGAAAGTTTTTTCATAATCTGGTTGTGAATATGAAGTGAAATTAGTTGTAGTAGAATCTACTGGAACAACATTAGTTGTTTTGACTTCTGTTAATAAAGCAGTACCAGTAAATGAGAGATATGAAACTTGTGGATATAAAGTTTCATACTTTCTGTTTGTAGATGCATATACAGAACTTCCACCACCAATAGAATTGCCAGCAGCTTGAGAACTAGAAATAATATTATATGAATCAATACCAGAATTACTTACTTGGAATAATGTGCTATTTAAAATTGATGATGTAATACCACCTGTTTCCAATGCAGTTCTATAGAACACATAAGAATCTCCAGTAGTCTCAAATCCATGATCTCTATGATTTACTTTAATAACAGAGTTGTTGTTCTTGAATAGCTTAGAGGTAGAGCTAGTATTAGCACTTGCATTTGTTTCAAATGGATGTTCATCTAGAAGTTCATAACCAAGACTTTGATTCTTGATTAGAAGTTCTGCTGGTCTGGATGTATTAAACTCAGCACGATACATAGTGAACTTAAGATCTTCAAAATTATCTTCAGTCCAACTTTCGGTATTCTGTGAACGGTATACCGAACCTAAAGATGGTTGAGTTGTGATGACCGTACTTGTAGAAATATCGGTTTCTCCTAATTTAGAAGACCATAACTCATAATCAATAGAATCAGTTTCAATTATAAGTGCATACTCTGTATCATTCTGTAGATATACAGGATAATCAAATGCAAAGTGTGTAGGAGTAGTAGATTCTGTAACACCCTCTTGATCAATCGCTACACCCATTCTGACTGCAGGAGTGTCAATCTCAATAAATGTCTGAATTTCACACCCACTAGCACCATTACCAACACCTTTGACAACAACTGAAGGTGCTTCAGTATATCCAAAACCAGATAGTGAAATTTCAGTATTGTAAATCTTACCACCAGAGACTTCAATTCTTGCAGTAGCAGTAGAACCTCCAGGAAGTTGTGGACTTTCAATAGTTAAAATTGCACTATCATAGTTTTGACCAGGATTGGTAACCCTAATATCAGATAACTTACCACTATTTTTTACAATAGAAAGAACAAAATCTGTACCATCAGTTGCATTAGAAAGAGTTACAGATGGAATAAGTAAATCTTCGTTTGGTAAGAATGATTTACCATTGTGGTTACTTAGAACTACAGTATAAACTTGCTCATTAGTAAGACTATACTTACCAGAAGCAGTAGCTACTAGTTCTACATTATTCTTATCAAATACTTTGAGTATAGGACCAGATGCAGCAGAAGATGCACCAGTTACACTTTCTCCTTTGTATACTGCCATGTTTCCACTAGCAGAACACTTAAGAGAAGTATTTGGAGATAGAGTCTTCTCAGAACCAGGAACAATGTTCTTAGCAGGTTTCTCTGCATCTACATTAGTAATATATGTCTTGACTGGTATATTTGTACTCTTTTTATTAAAGTATAGATCAACACCAGTTATAAAACATCCACCATCTAGATTTTCTACCTTAAATGTTTGAGCTAGTGGATTTGGTCTAATAGGATTATCAGTATTACTTGAAATAAACTGTACACCCTCGTTAGATTTGAATATTGATGGTTTTGTAGATACAATACTTGAAGGATTCTCTGGTAAAATACCAGTAGCATAATACTTAACTTCTGTATAAGAATCTACACCTAATTTTGATTCATTAGTTGCACTAGAAGTAAATCTAAATGTTAATTCACCAGTAGTAAAGTTTAATTCTTGTCCATCTGGATCATATGATACAGTATCAATATCTCCAGTCCATGTTGCATTTTCCAATGGTGGTAATCCAGATGGAACAATAATTAAACCACTAGCATTACCATATTCATCAGTTGTAATCTCTCCATTAAATGCAGATGGAGAATTGCCAGCAATACCTGTAAATCTTAGGTCTGGGTTTACCCAACGACTAATATCTCTACCTTCTAAGAAAACATAGATCTTAGTATTGGGTTTCATTCTACCAATTTTAAATTTGATAGGAAGACTTCTAGTATAGAAAGCTAATGATGTAGAAACAATATTATCTCCAACAGTTTTAGTTTGTACACCTTTACCTACCTCATTATTTTTAGGACTAATATTAGAAGAACTACCAACAGATGCTGATGTTACAGAAGTAGATGCAATTTGAGAATTAATTCCACCTAAAGAATTAATTGAAGTAAAGGAAGATGATGTTCCAACCCAGTTAACTACAAAAGAGTTATAGAGACTTGAGAAACTTTCTTTTACATTATCCTTAGCTAAGAAAATATTAAAAAGATCTGTATTTGTGTCAACGACTACAGGTTCTTCATTTTGATCATACCATTGATCAATAGAAGGAGAAAGATCACTATCACCAACATATTGAAGAACAACAAATGGATTTGGATTTAATTTTCCAGAAGCAAAACTATTTCCTAATAAAGATAGTGAAGAATATGGTAGAGTTACCATATTACCAATTTTCTTGTAACCAGAAACTGCTCTCTGATCTTCTCTAGTATTAACTTCTACAAGATTGACAGAATCTTCTTTTGATTGTGGACGCAATACAGATTGTTGAGAGTCAACACCACATCGATAATCAAGAGATTTAAGATTACCAATTTTATGTGCTTCAAAATTATCAACAAAGAATCCACACTTAAATCTGTCTAAACCAATTTCATCCTTAACCTGCATGTTAAGAGCTTGCTGTTCTAGGATGCTAAGAGTTGTATAATATTCAAGACGTTCAATACGTTTTTCCAACTTACCAATATCCTTCATCGTATAACGACGATTGTCAACTGGTGTTATACGTACATCTTTGCTTGTCTTTGTAAATGCTGGAATGTGTGCATAGAATAATGGAACTGCATCTTCTATTGGATCTGGTTTTGTTGGATTGAGTGAAGAATTACCTTCTTTAACTATAAAATCTCCTTTATTATCTAAGAATACACCATCAATACGATCCAAGTATTGAACCTGACTAAAGGAGAAAGTATACTCTAAGTTTAGATCAGGAGCAGGACTACTTGCAATAATAGCACCAGAACCAGCAAATGATCCTTGAGTTCTTTCTAAGATAGATGTATCAAGGAAACCTGGTATAATAGCAGTGCTATCTACCTTTGGTCTAAAGTCAATTACATTCTTGAGTTCTGTAATACCAAGAACAGAAGAATTGAATGTAGGAATTTCATCCTCAGGAACACCTGCTTCATGTAAGTAGCTATCGATTGTACAGAAATCACCTTGTGAATGCTCGAAGTAATCAAAAGCAATTACAAGTTGACCAGTTGTTTCTTCAAATCCTGGTTTTAGAACGATACGAGAAACATCGTAGATGGTATCTCTTTGACCATCATCAAATGTATATCTCGATGTTACATCAGTACCAGAAATTAGATTACCAGCGGTATCAATTTGAGGTGGTTGAGAAGAAGTTCCCTCATAAACATATCTAAGTTTAAATGCATCAGAGTATGATAGTATTTCTACTGCCTCACTATCATAATTTAGTCCTCTTAGAGGTACAACACGGTCACCAGCAGATGAAACTGTAATTCTCCTATTTTTTATTACAGTCTTAAGTCTTGGTTTTGCATTCTCAACTTCCAGAGTTGCAGTCAACTTAAGTTTTGGATAGTTACCATTATTAGGAATAGTACCAAAATATGTTGATGGTAGCTGTAGACTGATACTACCAGATGTTAATCCACTAGCAGTGTCAGTAGCAGAAGTAATTTCTACAGCATCTTCTTCTAAGTAAACAATATCACCTTTAACAATATCAGGTGCATCACCTGGATCGATAACAGTGATCATAACATTTTCTTCACTGTATGAAGCAAACCTTTGTGTACCAAATGGTAACTGTGCAGCAAATGTAATAATACCACCACCAGCAGATGCAGTAGTTACAAAATCTTTACGGAAGAAATACTTGATCTTAGTATCATCTCCACCAGCAGAAACTTGTGATATTTGCTTACTACCAGTAGGGTATATTAGTGTGCCACTTGTAGAATTGTCCACTTTAGGACGCAATCTCACAATACTAGCATTAGTAACTGTGCCTGATAGAGCTGTATCTAAATAAATTCTAGATTTATATGATCCTTCTTGTTCTGTAGCATATTGCACAAATGCTCTAATAATATTGTTATTATCATCAGATAATTGTATAAGGTCGCCTTGCTGTACAGCATTTGATGCATCAGCACTAAAACTTGTTGACTCAATAAATGTAGAACCTTGAGTACCAATAAATGTATAATTTGTTACTGCTTTAATTTCTGAATACTTCTGACTATCTACAACAACGTCCGCAGAAAAAGCATTAGAATTACCAGATCCATAAGAACAACCAAGAGACTTGACATTCTGTGGAGTGTAAGTAGTAACTGTGTTCCTAAACATACTAGGAACAATAGATGCAGCAGCACTAGGAGTTCCAGCTCCATCTGGATTTTTAGCTGTTATAGCAGGTGGTTGTGCATATTCTATGTTAACAGCAGATCTATTAGAAATAGATGCTTTATAAATTGATCCACTCAGACCAACGAAATCCAGTTCAATCTTAGAACTATCATATTCCAATCCATTAATTAGAAGTGTAACTCCATTATCTGCATATCCAGCACCTCTATACTGTATAACAAAATGAGATATAGTATTGTCTTTGGCAATTCTTACAGTAGTACCACCTTCATCTCTTATTGTTTCTCCAGATAAAAATTTACCAGATAATGTCGTAACAAATAAAATATTTCCTGTGCTGTATACACCTGAAGCAGTTCCTTCTACAACACCATATGCTCCACTCTCTACACCAAAAATATATTTACCCTCATCAAATGCTTTATCGTCATTACTACTAGGAGTATTTTCTAAAATAATTTTGGTAAAGAATTGAGGATCAAAATAAGATATTCCAAATGTCGCATTATATGCATTAGTTCCAGCAGCTAAACGACCTTTAGAAAGAATAATATCAGAATCAGAATTAAAACCAGAACCTCTTTGCTTTAAGAAGAAATTATTGGGTTTTACCTTACCAATAATAGGAGTAATTACATTCTGATAATCTACAACATGTCCAAATTCAGTTCCCTCTGATGCAGCATCAGCTTCAGTTAAATAAATTTTTCTAAGCAACTCACTATCTTGAGTATCATATTCAACTAGTAATAAATCTAGTTCATCTTTAGGACCAAATACAGTTAGCTCTAAGAATTGAACAGATGTAGCTGGATTAATAAGTGGTTTGTTTATAGTAGCATATGAAAGAGTTTTAAAAGATGCAACAGCAGTTACTGCACCATCCTTCTTTTGTTTAACAAAATATAATTCACCATATGTAGTTTCGAGTGTTGTATCTGTTACAGTTCCAATTTGAGCAGTTGGATGTGAAATTTGTAAAGTGATAGTTTTAATACCATCATTCGCAGAGAAGAATTTTCCTCTCCTACTAATTGTTTGTCTATGATCTGTTGAAAGTTCTGTATTGTTTAATCCTATAGAACCATCATTGAATGATGAATATAAAAATATATCAGGATATGCAGTAAGTTCTGCTCCTTCTTTGTTTAAAGGAACACTACCATATACATTGGTAATGCTATAGGAAGGAAGACCTCTTGATTTAAGAGTTACATTATCAGAAGAAAGACTTTCTCTAGCTTTATTAAGTTCTAGATACTTAGTTTCTTTATTAACAATCTCATAACCCTTAATATATGCTTTACCAGGACCTATACTAGCAACCATCTTTCTAGCAGATGTTCCAGCATCATATCCATTGTAAAGACCAAATTCATCTACACCGTATAAACCTTTGTTGCTATC